TCGATTCGTCGGGCAGCGAAGGCCTATTTGGAATCCCGTTCTAGCGCACCAGTGCGCAACCTACTCTCCGAAGTTTTGTTTCTTCGGACTCTCTTTTTGGAGAGTTCTTTATTCCCCTTCCCTTCAGGTTTTGACATAGCGTTTACGTTTTGTTTATTAATCGCCTGGGGTTTGGTTTTAAAGAGGGAGTTGTTATAGTAATATGACCGAAGATCATTAATTTGATCTTTAGGCGTAAGTATCATCAACCCGTTAATTCGGATTTGATGTCCATGCCTATTAAGCCAGTTTGTCCCTGTTACCAGGGAGATTTCTCTTCGTTGTCCTAGTGATGACTTGGTGGAAAGCTTGATGAGAATATTACGAATTTTTCGAATTTGTTTGACAACCGTTAAAAAGGTTTTTGGTGTTGTTGTAAGAGGTGTATGAACAAAGTTTAGCTCTAGAGATTTCTCTTTGAGGACCATTGGAAGAAACTCATCTACTTGATTCACATGAACGTATCCCTTCACTTGTGAGGGGCTTACGATCGAATCCTGTAGAATGTAATGTTTCAGATTCCTGATGGCAACCTTGAGATCTCGAACAGATGTGCTCTTAATTGAGCTATCTCTGAGTCTAATTGCCTTTGTAAATAAATCAAATACATCCTGCACGCCTTTACCTGTAAGCTTCTTTGAATAGTTAGTTCCAATAATGCATAGTGTGGTTTTATCGACCCTAGAAAGTAGAGGTATTCTCTTATCTTTCTTGAATCCGACACAGCCTGCCCATACTGGGCCGACTAGTGGCACACCCATTTTGGCTAACGTTTCTATATGTTTCTGGAATCTTTCCCGGTAGACTTCGAAGATTAATGGCTTTAAGCCATTGTATCTCCTGTCTAGCCCGTCTAGGACCTCAACTACCTCGTAGAGGTGTTTTGGTGCACTAGAACTAGAACCAGTCACTATTGAAGCTTTAAAAGATATAAAGGGTTTCAGAACTGTTACTGTCATTGATTTGGTATTCCATATTTCCTTTTCGTCCACATGTGGGCTTAAAGGAGGAAAATCAACTTTGTATTTAATGGTTTCCGTTTGACTAGAACTATAGTAGTAGGATCCTGCGAATGTACCCCCGTGTTTCGACACGTGGCTCTTAGAGTCGTTTGGTATAAAACCGAACTCCGTATGTACTTGTGTGACCAGTTCCTTTAGGTGTTTATCACCTATAAGGATAGTGTCATCCCCATGTACAGCGAATCTCCGTCTTAATTGACTAGGATAAACTCTATTTCCATTCCTATCTAATGATGGGCTATTTTGTGAACGTATGTTGCTTGCAACTACACATCCATAATAGTTTAATAAACAGAGAATTACAAAGCTCAATGGAAGCCCCATTTGGGTGCCCCTCGTGACTTTGTATACATTCTCTCCATCATAAAGTTCTATGTCTCCGACTGAACCCTTTGCTATATCTACGGTTTCCTTCGTCCAACCTAAAGCTTTACCCAGACCATTGATGACTGCATATGCATATTCATGCTTGATGTTGTCTGTGGCCGCTGATTTATCGAGCGATATTATCTCGTCTGAGCCGAAGAATATAGGTAGCCGTTTGGCTACTTCTTCGGGACTCTGAGAAAATTGCTCCTTCAGTCCGGGGATTTGCTTTAGGATGCGTGTACACTGCTGTGCGAGAGGATTAAGAAGAAATATAAGCTCTGCTTCATTCTTCGTGACTATTCTGTCTTTAATTCCCTTCTCGCCTACAACAGCAATCTTAGCTTTCCAAGGAACCTTCTTGTTCATATATTTCTCATATGAGATTGTATAGAACGAGTCGACCACACCTTCCGGTGATAGGTCTTCTCTAGGGTAACTTCTTTGGTATATCAAACTATCTCCATTTGTTACTGAGTACTCTTTTACTTTTCTTTTCATTTCAGCATTGAAACCACCCTCACCTCTCGAGGTGTAGAAAGTGGCGGATGAGCTTTGAAAAGATAGAGATGAAGTATCAAATATATCCATTGGATTAAAATTTCTAGGTTTATACTTCGACATTAACTTCTCTACAAATTTGGTGAGATCTCTTTCGAGAGACTCATTGATCTTGTAGTCGGAAGGCTGGGTCATCCTCTTTATGAGGTCGGCTTCAGCCTTGTCTTTGTTTCCTAGAGATCCAATATATGGTATAGATCGTTTGATTTGTGCTAAGATAGTTGCACGCTCACGAGTTATTGGTAAGTTTAGCAAGGTCATGTGAGTTTTAAATACGACATAGGTATCCGCTTCTAACGCGACAGTCTTTAACAGTGAAAACATCTCCCCCAAGGGGCTAGGATGTAATAAACTGAAAGCAATCCGTTTTGAAAAAGTGTAAACCCTTTTGTCTAAAACTTTCGTAACTTTGTTATTCGAAAACGATAACAACAAACATATTCGTAAACTATTGTACATTTTCCTCCAGTCTTTTGACTTAAAGGAATTTGTCCTCCCACCTTCCATATTGTTGACACGTCCCGCTTTGAGGTTTAACCTCGCGGATACGATTCGATCAACGTCCTTCTTTCTGCCAGACCTACGGGCCTGACTGAGAAGACGGTTTAGGAATTCTGATGGGTGTCTGTTAAACACGGACTCAAGTACATTTACTAAAGTACGCTCGTCATTGGTGCC